TAACGATTTACTGGGTAGCAAACGAACCTCTCAACACACTCAAGGTCTGGCTTGTGACTTTACATCTAACGCTTATGGCAGTCCTCAAATTATTTTTGCTGATATTATTAGTTCCGATATTCGTTACGACCAGCTTATTCTGGAATTTGATAGGTGGATTCATATATCTTTCGTTGAAGATGGAGGAACTCCTAGAAAGCAAGCGTTAATTATTAATGGAGAAGGAGCAATGATTTATCAACCTTCAAGAAAACAATAAGCATTTAATTGGGTATCAACATCTAAAGGAAGTAAAAATGGATATACAAGAAATATCAAAGCATATAGTTGGTAAAACGATTGATGCTGTTGATGTTGTATATGGTGAAGATAGCATGGTTATTTATCTTGATGACGGTTCTTCTGTAGAACTTATTATTGATAGTATCTATGCTAATGTGCCTGATTTAGACGATTAAACACTTGTCCTGGCTTGTCAGGAGGCTCGTGGTGAGCTTTTCTTTATGCACTTGAGGGGTAACCTACCCTTTTTATATCATTAAGGCTGTTAACAGGGAATAAGTCTTTGTTCTCTATTTCATAGAGGTCAGCTTTAGTTACAAAAGTTGTTCCATTACTTCTTGTTCTTATATCACCTTCCCTATAAAAATTAGCTTTTTCTTTAAAGTTATCTTTGTCTATCCAGCCACACACAGTCAAAACATCAGAAAGTTTATTGTAACTACAAAACAAATAAGCATCAACTCCGTACTTTAATTGGCTTGCTATTAAGTTGTTAACGTAATAATTCTTTGGGTATACTTTTCTTCCCATAGTCTTTATGTCAATAGACTTGCCATTTAAACGCATATCTACTCCACCATCAAATCCTTCAGGCTTCATTAAAGGTAATCCTAAAGCATGAAATATCATGTTCTGCCCAAGAATCCCTGTTAGCTGTTCCTCTTGACTTCCGTCAGCATGACCTCTTAATCCAATATTATTTTCTTGGTTAAATTGAACAGAGTGTGCAAACACGTCTTCATCTAAATCTAGGTTAAGCATATATTCTCCTACCTGCCATTGTTAATAAGTTATCCATAGCTAAATCTAGCTTTAACTCATAGTACATAGGCTTCTTACTGCCCAACCATCTAGCATAGACAGCATCACGTTGCTCTTTATCAAGACTGTTAATAATAGCGTTGATTGTCCTTATGTTGTCAGCGTTAGCTTTGTCGCACATATCATCAAACGCTTGGGAAGAGTCACCTCCACTTGCCATTCCTAGAGATTTACTAGGATAGCCAAGCCTATTGTTATCGTGCTTCATAAAAAAAGCCCAGTCTTCTAATAACACCATAAGGCGTTCTATCCTCATTTAAGGCTTCCTAGCATATTTCCCCAGTCATGTGTCTTGCGTACCTGCCCTGCATTTAAAGGTTTAGGTAGTTTAAACGCACCAGTTTTTTCTAGCTTCTCTAAAACAGAAATACCAACCCCTGCATACTTTGAAATTCTTGACCTGTTAGCATCAGGATGCTTTTGTATAAAGTCTATAGTTCGCTGTTTAAACACTTCAAGTTCTTCTGCTGTGTAATTACTTCTTTGCTTGCTCATATCAATCTCCTTAACTGATGTCTACAATTCTACTAACCCACTTGTTGTCTTTTTTATGCCATCCTTCAACAATGAGTGTCCAGTTAGCGTTCCTTAAATGTTGAATAGCATCACTATCCTCCATCTTCTTTACCCTTGCACTAATGTTGCTGTAGCTAGTGACTTGGATTCCTACGGTATTACCCTTACTATCTATTGCAAGTAAGTCTATAATGCCAAACAAGTCTTGGCGTATCTTGGCAAATGCGTTCCATCTTTCTACTATAGAAACTAAAGGGTAGTCACCACTATCCCTTAATCTCTTTAGCGTTCTTTGTGTCGGACTTATTGCCATCTTTTATCCCTTCAAATTGTTGGTTATTAGGCTTTTGCCCAAAGATTCTATCCCAGTTGTCTTGTAACTTTTTGTCTGTTACTAATCCTGCTGGTCTTCTGCCACTGCCTTTTCCCATGCTGCCTCCCATGATTGCCACGCAGATTCTGTATGCGTGCTTGAATATATATTTTTAATTGGAATGTCTGTTAAACTTAATTCTTCTTCAACAAACAACTGACATCCAACGTCTTTTTTTAAATTATAATTATGTTCTTTTGCCCATGCAATAAATGTTTTTTCTTTATTCATTGCAAGTCCTTTTCATTTTGCATTCGTCAATAATATATTTATGTTTAAAGTCTTCAGGTAAATTTATGTTTTCTTTGTGTAAACATCGTGTTTCTTTTGGCGTTTCAGGTATATGGTTTTTTATATACTCATGAGCTTCAACGCACGATTTAAACGTGCCAACGTAATGTTCTGCAAGGCAACAACTATTATTACCAGCCTCATTACCTATTGCTACCATCAATATAAATTCAGCTACCATTTAAAAATCTCCTGATGTAAGAACCTTCCCTGTAATCTCGTGTCTAATAGTGAACTGCTTGCTGTTATAAGTCATAATAAACAGCCACCCATCATAATAAAACTCTTTCTCTTTCCATTCGTCATTTTCCATTACTACAATGTCCTTTTATATTAAACTCGCCTATCTCTGTGTAGGTCTTACACCACCATTTCTTTGCATGATATATCTTGGCTGGATTACCACAAACATGGCAAACAGGTGATTTAGGAACTTTTATTAGTTTTGCAGATGCCATAGTGTTCCTTGTTCATGTCAGTCCAGTTAAAGTAACACCACCACTTTTTGTCTTTGTCCATGTACATAGCTTCCTTGCCACACTCATCACAATAGAAAGGCTCGCCATACTTATATATCTCTTGCTTTTTAGTCTTCGTCATGGAGTTCATCTTCTATCCACTCATCTTCTTTTAGCTTCGCTTCTAGCACAGCTATTTCGGTCTGATGAACCTTAACCATTTGCCCTATATACCATTGGGCTTTGTTACAGTCTTCAATCTTATCTAATAACTTTTCTGACTTCAGACCTTCTCGGCTAATATACTTTAACGCATTACCTTTTAAGTACCCATAAAATTCAGCATTACTTAATTTTGCTTGTAAATACTCTATAGTTTCTATGCCACCTGCCTTATAATGCTCTGGATTTATTTTGTCACTCATCTTTTTTCTCCTCACGTTTTTTATGTATTTCTTCAATGGTACTTCTTACTCTGTCTAAAGACAGGTTACTTAAACTGCAACATAACTGCAACATCTCATCATCATCAGTATACAGCCATTCTAACGCATAACGCTTGTCGCCTACTTTATTTTTCAACGTAATAGGCTTGCCTTTTTGCGTAAAATACCCATGTTTCTTAACTCTTGTTTTAAACTTTTCTTCTGCTTTTAAATCTTTTTTAGTTGGGTCATACAAAGCGTCTACGATTGCTTGAGTTAAAATTGCCTTGTAAAGCCTAATGACATTCTCCATCTTTTCTGCATTAGGCATATCAAGCATATCAGATTCTTTCAATTATTTTCCCTTTATACTGGTGCGAAATGGTATATCTCTTATATCAATACACTCTTTCTTTGTCTTTAAAAAGACATTGCCGTTGGCTTCTATGCTCTCATAAAGATGAAAGTTCTTTCCATGACAATGATAGTTCTTGTGGTGTGGCATAGTATTGACAGCTATTACTATCAAGCTACCAAGAAATATTACAACACCTAAAATTCCTAAATGCTTTTTAGTCATTTTCACTACTCCTATATAATACATAAATCCTGTTGTTTAAACAATATATCACTTATAATAGAGCCTTGATTAACCAATAAGGACTACTACTATGTGGACAAAACCATCAGCTACAGAAATGAGATTTGGCTTTGAAGTTACAATGTATGTAATGAACAAGTAATACTTGTAATACACTAACCCTCAAGTTCTCAATGGAATGCCATCAGACCAATTCTAATGACACACACCTTGAGGGCAGTGTAACCCCTAGTACCTATTAAAAAGGTATATCTTCTGCTACTGCTTCTTTAGCTTGTGGCACAGAACCAGATGACGCCCCTTGACTTTCTCCAGTATAAAACACTCTTGTATTACCTAGTATAACGCCCCTTACACCAGACTCACGTTCTTCTTGAGTAGTAGATTGGGTAATCATACCATTGTTGTCGTACTGGTCTTTCTCATCTAAATTAACAAAAGTAGTGATGTTGAGGTATGTACCTTTCTCACCCTTAATTAATTTAGCCTTATCAATCTTACTTACATCTATACTTGCTGAAATTCCTACTGTTGCCATTAGTTATTCTCCTTAATAAATTTAACTGAATCCTCAACTTCTGTTACAAAGTCTTGGACATCTTTTTCTAGACGAGTGATTAAGTCGTCATCTCTCTCTACTCTAACTATGAGCATTTTTTGTTCTCCATGAAAATGAGGGTGATAACATACAAAGTCACACCACTCTCTTTCGGGCATACAAGCCATTTGCCATTGCATTTGATGTACCCATTTACTTGGAATCTTTCTTGTCATTAAAATTTCTGTGTGCGTTGTAGGTGTTGGACACTTAATCTCAATTAGACCGTTTAAACCAACTAATCCATCAGGACTAGCACCAGACATATTAACTGTTGGGTGGTCAATAAAACCTATCTCGGTCACATCTACACCCTTTAATAAC